ACTTCAATATCAAGACCTTCGATTCCTTGAATATCGCTGCCTGCCGCGCCTGATCCTACTTGGTGAGCGTGTTCCCATCCATGATCACGTAGATATTGTGCTAATATACGCTCGCTTTCACGACCCCGAACTTTACGTGAACGCTTCATTAGTTAGTCCTCACATGACAGGTGCGACATTCGCACGGCTTTACTGCCCCCGCAGTTATAGGCTCGTTACAATTGTCGCACACGTCAATCGCTTTATCTAATACCAACATTTCATCACCCCGCTACCAAATCTTCGTCTTCGGGTCTGAAATGCCATTTGCCACTAGCATCGATGACCATCCACAACATCTTGCATTGTTCGGCTTTACGCTTCATAGGAATACTGCAACCCCAACCGCGATAAGCACCATTTTTACCAACGCCTTCACGCAAGACACGAGAACCATGCTTACATTGCGGCACAGGCTCGGCAGCAAATGTCTGTTGAACAAGATCAACTGCATCCTTAAAAGCGGGTTCAATGTCAGCCGGTGGCTCAATTGTTGTATCCCAAATGATTTCAGCTTCTTTGTTGGTAGCACTTAGAAATTCCTTTTGTTCTTCGGTGCGTACGCGTATGGGTGCAGGATTTGCTTTAGCGTCATTAACCTTAGCCATTTCCAGACTGCTTGCTCGCTTTCCTTTAGCAGATAGTCCGAGATTTGCCAAGCATCGCCCAATTGCAGAAGTTTCACAGTTTTCAAACCAAAAATCACGATCAACGCCACGATCCTTGCGAGCGCCACGCGCATAACCAATAGCGGAAGGGCTACTATCGACATGGGTACGATAAGCAACCGCTTTAAAGACAACGATTCCTTTTTCTTCATCATTACTAATAAGCTCTGTAAGTATTGCCCCATCCTCATATTGTGAGTAAAAAGCATGGATGCGCGTATCAACATCTTCATAGTTCTCCAAATTGAACATCTAGTTTCTGTTTCCCTTCTTTGTAGTCAAGTTGCTCTTTAAAAGTCCATGTCGTGCCATCGTGCCACGTTTGGACTTCCCTAGCGCAAGTAAAACAGTAATGCCTGTCAATGACCTTCCCGTGGACAAATGACGTAATTGTCCAAACCGCTTGCGTTTGACCACGAACATCATTTACGCCCCATCTTTGTTTGCAGTAATCGCACCAAGTCCCTCTTTTACTCGGCGTAATCTTTGCCATAATCAGCCCAATCCGTTCCAAGCGCCGCCTCGCCGGCAAGTGCCGCATAGGCGATGAGATCAATAAAACTATCCCTTTTTGGAGTTTCAATGATCCGCGATACCTTGACCAATGCCATTGCGATGCACACGTCCAACGGATCAATTTCCCGTTGGAAATAGCTAGACCATAACTCAGCGATGCGCTTGATATTAACTGCGGGATGTCCGTACTCAAATCCTCGCTCGTCAATAATGTCGGCTGCATTAGTCAATAAATCTTTCGCTTTGAACGACTTTGCCTCTGACGTACCCTTTTGCCCATCCATCTTGATAGCCCTTCTCATAGATTTTGCTTGCTACGTACCACACTAATAGAAGCCCAACAAATAACCATGCAATGATGTAAGCGATTTGTTCGGCAGTTAAGTTATTCGACATCTGCGCTCACCCCATGAACATCAAGGAAATACGCAGCCAATACTTCGCGACTTAATCTGCCGCGCTGTTGGCTTATGCCTAGCTTTGATTTTGCATATTCTCTAATGAAGGATGCCTTCACATAGTGTTTACCGTCCGTATATGCACCGGACTTACGGTCGAACCGTATTGTGCCCATGAATATCCCCTTTCAAATAGGATTTCAAATCCTATTTTGAAGGGTAAATGCCTATTTTGTCAACGACACGCCCAAGTCAATTGCGTCAACGTGGTCATCAATTGAACGCCTAATGGGAAAAATGTCATCAACCAAAGCGCTTCACCAGGAAAGCCGCTGTAATGCCCTCAGGGACGCCTTCGCCCCAACTTCCGTGTAGTTTGACCATCTCTAAACAAAAGTCGCTTAAATCGGCTTCAGAAGCGAAATAACGGGCTTTCTTGAACTGATTGCAAGGCTTACACGCCGCTACAAAGTTGCTGGCTGCGTTAGTGCGCATCCACGCATAGGGTATAAAATGATCCCATTCCACTTCAACCTCATCCAGACCTACATTGCAATAAGCACATCGGCAATCTTGAGCTTGCAAAATGGCAAACATAACGGCTTTGTTGGGACGACGACTATTTTTGAGCTTAGCCAAAGCGCTTCCCTTCTACGATAAATGATCCGTCGCGCTCGACCGGTATAGCAACCGGCTGTACCCGCTTTTTGTCAAGGTAAATCAAACCGAAACCTTTTTGCCAATTCATCGTACCGCGCGTGTAATAAGCCTGAGATTCTGACATGAGATGTCCGGTTTCAAATCCCGTAAGCGTTCCCGTAACAACGCCACCCGATGTCGTCGTAAAAGATGAAATCCCCTGACGATGCGTGTGACCGCACAAAACATTTTTCCCATGGCGTTTTGCAGCTTCCAATGCCGTAAGCCCGCCCTGTGGCTTAGTGGCTTGCTCGTCTCCATGCACCATAACCCAATCCTCATGGAACTGATAAGGCTTGCGATGAAACTTAATGCCTAATGCATCAAAACCCATAAAGTTCTCATACTGAAGCTCTGGAAGCCCGATAAGACCGGGTAAGCGTTTGCTTAATGAGTTGTAGAGTCTGTCGGTGTGATTGGATCTGACAATATGGGTGACACCCAATTCGTACAAAACACTTTGGCAAGTGTCTCTATCGCGCCCGATAGTTCCCGACCATTCATCCCGTCCGGTACTGAAGCGACTGATTGTCTGAAAATCGAGCTCATCACCAACGCATAGAACGTCATCAGGCTTGTATTTTCTGATGAATTGGGCGACATTCTTTACTGCTTTCTTATCATGGAACGGAACTTGTAAATCGGAAATGACTACGATTCGCTTAATCGTCATCCTCATCCTCTTCGTATGGATCTAAGTCTGGATTCGGGATTATCCAGTCAGGTAGGCGCATCTGCTCTTCTATATACCAGCGCGCTCTATCTTCTCCATAACCTGCCCGCACAAGCGCTTCATAACATTCCACAATTTGTGCAGCCCAAATATCAATAGGCTTTAACGGATCAAAACCAGCTTTACGCGCAGCGTTTTCCTTGCGCTTACGCTTAGCGGCTAGTTCGCTTTTTGTGGGTTTTCTTGCGCTCATTAGTAAGCAATTCTAGAACCATGCGCTCTAATTTATCGATGCGCGACACGATGTTTGATGCTTCCAAAATGCCGGGTACTTCATGACGAATAATGTAACGAAGTCCACCGACAATAAGTGCACAACAGGAAAGGATGGCTGCTACAAATGCAGCCCATTCAGCGGGAGTCATCGCCTTCCGAAAGCTGTGTCGTTAGGATTGAGCCAACGGAGAATAACCGGCAGACTCGCGACCAGAGCTGCATTGACAATTGCAGGTGCATCCCAACCCACCGCTAGGTATGTTGCTATTCCTGCTGCTAGAAAGGATCTTGCCCAACTTGCGGCGACTGCTTTTGCTTGTTCCATTTATTGGCTCTCCCGTAAGTAGCGGTATTCTGAACATACTGCGATCTTCATCGCCCTTCGCAGTAAAACTAATGTGTATGTGTGTCCGGTGTGGATGCCCATTGTATTTGCGCCATTTATAATTTCTGCGCCAGCTGGCAATTTTACCATCATAAATTATGTAAGAAATTCGTTTATCAGATCGGGCAAGTAATCGAAGCTGATCAGCAAGGTAGAACGATTCGGTTTTGTGGGATCTAAGATCAGCGTCAATGTCGATGGCACGAACAATGCCTTCAGCAGTAGGATTGTGATCGGACTTACGCGCTGAATGCTTTGCATCACCGATCCAGCCATCACTAGCTCGATCTCTATCGGGGAACGCATCGTCAATCTGTTCTCTGAGTTGTTGCCCCGCTTTACACAACTTAGCCAAGTAGCTTCACCAATTCTTCAGCGGTTAGACCAAGCTTAGCTGCGATTGCTTCCTTCTCAGCTTGCTTAGCGGCTACGGCTTCCAATTCTTCCTTTTTAATTTCCTCAATGGCTTTATCAATTTCGTTTTGAGTGGGAGCTTTTCCTTCGAGAACGTCCCATTTGATTGTTGAGTAGTCGTTATCGGTGAAAGAAAATTCTGCGCTCGGGCGTAATTTGCGAATAGCCAAGACAAGATAATTTTTTAGTTCAGACATTATGCACCTATTTCCAACAAAATAATGGATGAAGTAACTGAATTGTTTTGGAATGTGACATTATCTCCCGTTGTAATTGATCCCTGTGTTTTATATGTTGTGGAAGAAGTCGTGCTCGGAGAATCCAAAACTGTAAAATTTACGGGAATTGTTCCATAAAGACTGGTCGCTCCTCCGACGTCGCCAATTGAAACGTATCGCGACGTTGCATTTCCTGAAATAACAGTTGAACCGCGCAGCAGAGAAACTTTGTAACCCATATTATTTCCAGAAGCTCTTTCAAAACTAGCAGATTGAGTTACCAAAACCAAAATTTTGGAAGTTGCGGCTGAAGGGGTTATTGATGCGGTTAGTGTTGTGTCCGTTTGAGTAGACGTAGAAACAGTCGTTGAAGTTGTAGTAGTTGCTCCAACCACCTGTAATACTTTTCCACCAGCGGCGACAGCAGCCCATTTTAGGCCGGTTGCGGTTGTCGAATCGGCTGTTAAAACTTGACCATTTGTGCCTACGCCAAGTCTTGCATCTGTTGTCGAATAAGTATACAAATCGCCTTTTGTTGTCAATGGGGAAGTTGAACCACTATCAACGTTGACCCATGCGCTACCTGTATATTTGTAAAGATTATTATCAGCGTCAATATAACAAATCATTCCTTCAGCTAAAACCCCTGAAAGAGCGGTATCACGCGCGGTTGTTGTCGCAAAACGCATCACTACTTGCTCTTGTAAGTATGTATTGACCTGAGCTGCTGTAAGCACGTCACCCGTGTTAAACAGCTTATATCCTGCACCTGCCATTATTGCTCCTTAGTAGCTCAGCACGTCCTCGCCAAGTATACCGCTTACCGTGCTATTTAACACGAAGCCAGCTAACAAAGGCTCAGAAGTGTATAAAGTGGTGTTCCAGCTTGATTTCGTAATATCGTGATGAATGGCGTTTACAAGGCTAGGCTGTGTAACGCTGGTAGATCCCGGCATGGTTTTGATAACCGTGATGCCGTCCAATAGGTCGATGTCCACGCCAGCCAAGGGCTTATTTGGGTTGGTATCGTCATATAGGTTAAGTTGGATGCTATCGATTCGGACTTCAGGATCCTTGCGTGTGGCTAGGATGCCGCGAGCTTGATTCAGGGACTCGGTATCAGTCTGAACTAGGATGCCTTCCCGGATGCCTGAGTGCAAAAAGTATTTATCTATGGAAGGTTGATCAAATACGTTCTGTGCCGTTCCGCCCAAGCGGTTCACAGTCACATCATTTGCGATGGTGGTATCGTCAAAAGCCACGACTGCATT